AACCGCCGACCGTCAGATTGTCGGGCAGGGACGTAATGCCCGTGTCGCTCAAATCAAACGAATCGCCGACCGTCAGATTGTCGGGCAGTGACGTAATGCCCGTGCCACGCAAGTTCAGCCAACCGCCGACCGTCAGATTGTCGGGCAGGGACGTAATGCCCGTGTCGCTCAAATCCAACGAATCGCCGACCGTCAGATTGTCGGGCAGTGACGTAATGCCCGTGCCGCTCAAGTTCAGCCAACCGCCGACCGTAAAATTGTTGGGCAGGGACGTAAAATCATAATTATGTTTTGATAGCCATTTTTCAGTTAATTTCATACTCTTTCCTTTCAATTCCAGCAATTTGACAAAAAAATGCACCCTGTCGGGTCTTTTCCAGCCGCTCTGTCGATTCGGGCGACTTCAGCGTCAATCGCAAAAAATACGGCAAAAACCAAAAATGCCGCACTTGCAATTAAACAAACAACATCTTTCATTTTTTCCCTTCCTTTTTTCGAATCGGAATCTTGCCGTCGATATTTTTTTGTACCAAATTCAAAAACAGCCGTCAACAACTTTTTATTTTTTTTCAAAAAATGTTTTGATTTCTTAAAATTCACGAATAAAATAAAGGCGTGAGGTGTAAAATGAACATTCTTGAAAAATACAGGAAAGAAAACGGCTTAACGTATGCCGAGCTTGGTGAACGTATGGGACACAAACCTTGCCGTGTTTGGAAGTGGTGCAAAAAAGGAATCAGATGCCCCGCATCCATAATATCTATTTCCGAGCTTTTGAATCTCGAAACGTCAACAGTTTTAAAAGAAATGACTGAAAGGAAAGAAAAAAATGGTTGAAATTAAAGATGTAAACGGAGTCGATGCGTCGCGCCTACTGTCGTATCTTGAGCGAATCGAACGTTTAGAAGAGGAACGAAAAGCTCTTCAAATCGACATTAAAGAAGTATTTGAAGAAGCAAAATCGGCGAATTTTGACGTAAAAGCAATCAAAGAGCTTTTGAAAATTCGCAAAAAAGACGAACTGGAACGCCAAGAACAGGAATACGTCGTCGAACAGTACCGACGCGCTCTTGGCATCGATTGAAATACGGCGGGGATTATCCCGCCGTTTTTTCTTTGTACACCCATTTTTCGCCGTCAAACACAATGTCAAAACCGATTTTAAGGTTTAGCGGCTCTTTGAACGTATGAAACGGCGGTAAATCCGATTCGGAGTGGCATTTTTGCGCCCCGTTCCATTTTCCTGTTTTTTTATCGTATGAATAAGCAATCAGCATAAGCGACTCCTGTTTGTTATAAAAATTCCCCGCCGATAAGGAGGAAAATCGGCGGGGGTTTTAGTGCTGAATAGAAGGTAGTTTCTTTATGGCATAAAAAGCCAAAAAGTTCAACCTTTTTTTTCAGAATCAATCAGCTCTTTGATTTCATCCCGCTTCATTCTGCCGACATAAAACAAACCGTCGGCAGTTTGCAAAACGGGGACTTGCGTTATGTTTTTCTTTGAAAGTTCTTCAGCAGGCATATCTTCAGCGTAAACAACGTTGAGGTCAGGAAACACCCTTTTTATTTCCCTGCATTTGAAACAATTACGAGTTGAAATCAGAGTTGCCATTTTCAAATCCTTTCATACAATCTATTGCGCTTTCCAAGTCTTCAATGACCTCTTTACGCACTTGTTTTGTCAGTTTTCTTATCGTCTTCATATTGAAAGTTAGACGGGGCGTATACGTCCCGTTTTATTCAATGTAAAGGATAACATCATCATCAAGCATTGTTATTTTCCAGTTTCTCTTTCGCACCCGCAAGCCAAGTATCCAACCGCATCAACCCACGAATCTTCGTGCTTCGGATTTCCCTGCAAGCGGGCAATTTTAAAAAGTGTCATCATAACGGCGACATCCGTTTCCGTTATACGAACGTCGATTCCGTCGTTCTGCAAATACGTCGTCCAAAGGCGGGCAATCCGCTTAAACGTGTTGGCGGGATTTCCATGCGCTTGTTCGCGACTTCCGCATACGGTTTCAGCGGCTTTTTTGAGTAATTCTTCTCTGGTCATTAGTGATGATAACTCCCGTTTGCTTGTTTCTTCCAACTGCGATTGAAGTTGATTGTCATCTTTTTCTGAATCGCATCGTACAGTTCGTCGTCGGCATCGGCGCAATGCTTTACAATCGCCTTGCAGGTGAACATACCGATAGACGCTTCAAAGCGAAACCAGAGCGCGGAAGCCACGATAAAGCAGTCAGCCAATTCCGTGATTTGCTTTTCGGGGTCGGCTGTTTCCGCCCGCCATTCGTCAAATTCTTCGTCCAGTTTAAGCAACTGTCCCGCCTTGTCAGCATCTTTGAACGTAACAGTGTGCCAATCTGCAATTTTCTTTGCCAAGTCGTAAAATTCTTGTTTCATTTTGATTCCTTTCGAGGTGAGCATTTAAGGTATTCATCAATTACCGTTTTTAAACCGAGATGATTCATACAGTAATCGTACTGTTTGGGATGGGTTTGCTTCATTTTGTCGAATTTTGTTTCACCCTTCTTTTCGCAATGAAGCCCGTACATACAAAACATACAACCCGTTCTGTGCACGCCTGTCGTATACAGTTTTCCGTTGTATTCTTTGATTTCTCCATAAACGGAAGGTATATCAAGATTAAAACGGCGAATGTACTCCAAAATGTCTTGCTCCGTCCAAAATGATAGCGGTTTGCTCTCAGGGTGTTTTGCCGAAAATGCGTTGCAATTCGTGCCTAAGTATTTTTGCCAGCGCAGACGACTTTCCTCAGCCATCGTTCCGAGAATCGGATGTCGCCCGCTTTCCTTTTCAAACTTTTTTGCTGGATTCTTTTTCATCACGTCACAGCATTTGTTTGAAATCTCAAACGGAGCGTTTATAAGCGGTTGCCAGCAATTCGACAAACGAGACATTGACCCTCGCGTTCCGTCTGGTAAAAGTCTTCCGTTCATACGGACGTCTTTCAGTTTGTCGGATTTTGAGTGGCGCATATCGTAAATGTATCTCGACTGCTCTTTTGAAATGATTGGATAGCCATATTTTTCAAGAACTTGTTTGAACGTGTATTTCGGCTTTATCCATATCACGTTTTCCGTATTTTTAACGTGCTGACGCAGTTCTGGGTATTCCAAGCCAGTATCCACAAAAACTGCTGGGATGTCGGCGCAAGTTTTGATTGACCGAGCGATATGTAGCAGGACTGTGCTGTCTTTGCCTCCAGAAAAGCTGACAAAAACCTGACCGTCATATTGAAGATACCACTCCAATATCAATTCTTTCGTCCGTTTAATTTTCTCGTCAATCGGCAATTTCAACAATGCGAGTTTTTCGTCTTTTGTCATTTTGAGTCCTTTCATTTTTTTGTTGCACAAAAAAAGTAGGCGCGCTTTTCGGCTTCTTCACGACTAAATTCAGCGTCAAATTCCAAAATAGCCGCACGTTCTTCAAAGTCTTCAAATTCAGCGTTTGAAAAATCAACCGCCGCCAATTTTGCATAGTCTATCATATCAACGCCTTTTTGTTATCAGAAAAATACTTCAAAATGTTTAATTTGTCATCCATTGTCATATTTTGCGCCCGCATACGAACGTCAAAAATCGCGTTGTCAGCAAGTCCGAACATTTCTGGGTGGTGTGATATGAAACGTTCCTCGAAAGTCATTGTGCGCATTGTTTCCGCCGCGCGAACGCCAAAATACTTTTTAAGCTTTTCACGATACGCTTTTAAAGCGTTGGCGCGCGCAGTTTCTTTATCCAGTCCGCTCGCTTCTTCAAAAGCACGGTATTCAAAATAAAAAGCCCGAATTTCTTTAAATCTCATTCCGCAATTCCTTTATTTCCGACCCCGTATAATTCACGGAAAGGACTTCGTAAGCGTCTTCATACTGCCCGCGCTTCAAGTCATAGTACAGGCGCGCCGCTTCGTTTCTAAAGCCACCGAATCGGTTTTTACGGATACAACAAAACGTCGCCTTGCGCGCACTTGTAGTTGACAGCTCATTCATTTCGTCATCGGGCGCAAACATAATAACAACCGTTGCTTCCTTAACCTTATTTGAGCTTCCGATAAATTCATCCATGGACGGGATTTTGAAAAGCTTTTGCCCAAACATCGGCTTACGCAAATGCGATATAGCAACGACCGCCATTTTCGTTTCATCCTGCACTTGCCGAATCGTCTTCATCAGCATTGTTTGGTGGATGTTGTCGTTCAAGTCGTAAGCGTCTTTTTCGACATAATCCAAGTGGTCAATAATCAGCAATTCGCAACCCGCTTCTTTTTCTTTCAGCATAGCATCGACAAGCTTTTCGATTGTGAAATTCGGTTGTCTGTGAAAAACGTGCAAGCCTTTAAACGCCACATCCATTGCCGAGTCGATTTCGTTCACGATATCTTCAGTCATCAAACTGTTTGCACCGCCCTGCATAAACGCGCGTTCGGAAATGTCATAGCGTTTCGTCAGTTCAAGAAACTTCAAATACCCGACGTGCATTTCAAGGTCGTCTTCAAAGTTCTCAAGCGAAAACAGGGACACTTTGCACCGATTACGGTTTTTAAGCGCGATACTGTTTGCGATTGTGGATTTTCCCGCGCCGCTTCGGCTTCCGATTAAAATCAAATCGCCTTTCCCGATGCCGTACAGCGTCTTGTCGAGGTAATTGATTCCGAAAACGCCTACATTTTTGTTGGAATTGACTCCCGAAAAATATGTTGTCATTTCTCAAGCTCCTGTTCAATTATTTGTTTAAGCCGTGTTCGCGCCCTCTGGATAAAGAACTCGTCCCCCTGTGCTTTCATCTGTTCCAAATACGCCATTTGGTTTTTAACAGCTTCCCGATTTAAAACGTGGGATATATCTTTGAATGTTCGAGAGTTTCTAAGCCAGTTTCGCCAAGTTGCTATCCAATCTTTTTTGGTCGCCGTTGCTCCAGTTTTTCCTGCCCAGTAATCTTTGAATGTTTGATACTCTCTTTCTGCCGATTGAAACGGATTCATTTTCACCGATTCGGTTTCAAAATCTTTTGGCATTGTTTCATTGAAGTACGGTGAGTTTTCAAAACGGCATCCTTTTGTGATTTCCGTTTTTTCTTTAGAAATTTCTTTTTTTAATGTTTCGTTAGAAACATCAGAATCAGATTCAGAATCAGATTCAGAATCAGATTCATAGCGCATTTGCTTGCATTTGGTAGCATTTGGTAGCATTTGCTTGCATTTGGTAGCATTTGGTAGCATTTGCTTGCATTTGGTAGCATTTGGTAGCATTTGCTTGCATTTGGTAGCATTTGGTAGCATTTGCTTGCATTTGGTAGCATTTGCTTTCCCTCCTAAACTACCAGCGTTTCTGCGCTTTTCACAAACTTTTTCATATTTTTCAGCGTTTTCGTCAAAGTAATTTTTGAAAGGCAAGAATACGGCTTTCATCAATCCATTTAATTTAGGTTCGACGCCGTTCTGATAGTCTTTAATCGCCAAAAACAAATCGGCGATTTGTTCTTTGTTGAGTTCGTCAAGAACTGAAAGCGATTCCGTGTAAATTAAAAATGATTTTTTTTTCATAAAAGACCTTTCAGCGTGCAGAACGTCGGGCGCGACCCCGTAAGGTTTGCCTTATACTACAAACGCCGTTCTGCATAAAAAAAGGATTTTCCGTATAAGTTTTAATCGCAGGTAAAACGTTATTCCTTTTCAGACATCTTGTCAAGGATTCTTCCCAAGCGCGCGCGGATTCCTAAGAGTGAAACCAAGACAATCGCTACGACAGCGTTCAATGAAAAGCTTGTGTCCAAAATTGCTTTGACAAAGGCATATTCAATGCAGAAAAGAAGCACGCCAAAGAGATTTTTTCCGATCTGATTCAATGCGTTTTCCATAGTTTTTTCCTTTCAGTTTTCAAAAAAAGATTTGACCTGGTGCGGTTTGGACTTCAGAAACGCTGATACGCAGATAGGGCTTTGTGTCCGTGTATCGTTTTTCAAAGGACATCATCACGATTTGATTGTCATCCTTGTACATCACGCCGTTTAAAGCGTCCGCAACCAGTTTTAAAACGTTGTCCGCGTCGGGTTTAACCGTCGGGCGCACTTCATTGTCAAGCATCTGTTGTTTTAAACGCTTGGACGTGGATTTTGGGATAGGATAACCCGCTTCGACATCCAGCTTTACCGAGTCTTTGAAAACACCGACAGAGCAAACATCCATTGCGCTTTTGCACACCGACGCGATTTTTCTTTCGGCGTTCTTTGTTTCGGGTGGGGTATATGTTCGGACAAATCCACCTTGCCGAACAAAACGCGGGCGACCTTTGCCGACCATTTTTTCCATATTCACCACAAAATTAAGCGTTGTCATTTCCGTTGTCCTTTCGATTGTCTTTTGCCGTACAAAATCGAATTTTTATACGTTTGGATTTGTCGAGAACAAGATTTTATCGCTTGTTTCAAAAACCATTCTTTGGTTTTGGACGGTTGTCCATAAACCAGTTTGTCGATTAAGCGTTTCTGTTTTTCTTTTTCGTTTTTCATTTGTCCGCTCCCTTAATTCTTCGTTGATTTCATTGTTCACTTCCGACCAGTCAATAGGCTTTACCGTTTTTAGGTATTCAATAACCGCGCGACAGTCGGGGTCGTTATTGTCCCAAGGCTTCGACGGCACTTTTGACCAATCGGGCTCTTTCGTTGACCAAGTTCTTTTTTTGGCTTGTTTTTTCAGAGCTTCCGCCTTTTGAGCATAATTTGCTTTAACGCGACACTTCACAGAACAGTATTTCTGGTGGCTTCCGTGTTGGCGTTCTTTTTCTTTGAAGTATGCGCCGCACCAAGCGCATTTAATTAGTTTTTCAGACATTTTTTATCCCTCGTTTTTAAGCGGTTGCAAAGACAAGCGACCGTTTGCGGACAATTTCGCTTTTCCGCCGTCCAGCGTGTAGATTTCGGAAGCGTTGTTGTCCATCATAAATTTTTTGATGAGCAACTTGTTTTTTTCGTTTTTGTCATCATCCAATCGGATTGATTCGGCGAAAAACAATGCTTCGTTAAACCACTCGTGCGCGTCCTGATCGTCGATTTGGTCTTGTGAAGACAACATAACCGCACCTGACGCATTGAACTTTTCAACCTCTTGATAGCACGCAAAGTCCTTTTTCATCAAAGACAGCGTTTCTTTGTTTATTTCTGGAGGCGTGTTGGAGGCGATTGCCTTTTCAAAATTCCGCAACGCCTCTTTGATTGCTTCCTGCATTTCGGGGATAATTCCGTAAACAGACGTATAAATTTCGGGCGAAAAACGTTCTTTCACTTCTTCAAAGCGTTTCTGTTCAATCAAGGACGCAATTACGCCGCGATTAAATGTGGTGTCCTTTTCCAAAGGCAAAAGCATTGAACTGATTACAGCCGCTTCACGTCCGCAAATAAAGGAATTGTATTGGATTTGAAACAAATACTGCCATTGCAAACCGCGCGTTAAAGCATCTTCTTTTAACGCTTTGAAGTGCTGGATTGTCTTGCACTCCCAAACAGGATTCCGTTCTGTAATTGGACGCCCATTCACGTCGTCATACTGTTCTTTTTTTGAAACGGCGTATCCGTCTGGTGAACAGGAAGAAAAGGGGCTAACGTCGGGGCGTTTAATGAAGTCTTGACAACGCGTGATTTCAAAATCCACATTTTCACGCAAAGCCCATTCAACGTAAGATTCGGCGGCGTGTCCGTACACATTCAGTTCGTCGGGGATAGGCGGTTGACGGTATCCGTTTTTGATTTTGTGAAAAACAAGATAGCCCGTTGTATACAACGGTTCGTTTAAAAACGAAGTGGCGGCGCGTTCCCCCATTATTTCTATTAACCGTTCTTTCGACACAAAGGATTTAATAACGGCGGCGATTTCAGAACCGCCGATTGTCCCTTGTTTTTCGGACAGCCATTCGTCCGAGTTTTGAACAATGTTTCGCATCCGTCCGACGTTTTCCAAAATTTCTTTGCGCTTTTCGGCGGCGAAGTCTTCAAACGATTGTCCTTTTTCCCGCAGATAGTCTTTGAGCAAAACATTTTTACGGGATTCCAAATAGGCGCGCGTTTCGGCATCGACCAAATCCAAGCCGTGATTCCACATTCCTTTGTCGTGAATGGCGGCGTGGCATTCGGCGCACAGCGGTAACAGGTTTTTAACGTCCCAGCGTAATAACTGATTATTGCGCCCGATTAAATGGTGGACGTGTTCGGCGGGCTTACCGCACGGGCATTTCTGCCCGATACGCAAGCGCGGATATAACGAATCCAGTTCTTTTTCCATTTCTTCACGCATTGTTTTCACCTTCCTCTGAAATGACGCCGTGTTCAAGCATCGTTCTTTTTCTGTTTCGACAACGGCGCATCGCGATATTATGCTTGCGGCGTTTATACCAATGATTTTTCCAAAAACGCGCCTTTCGCGCTTCCAACATTTTTTCTTTCCGCGACGGGAAAAGAATAAACTGGATTGTGCGGCGGGAAACATTGAACAGTTTAGCCAATCCTTTAATCGACGCGCCGTTGCACCACATCGTTTTGATGTTTTCCCGTTCTTCATCGGTCAATTTGACGCGGGCATCCTGTTCTTTCGGCACGCGCACCTTGTCGATATTGACGGCGGGGGCTTTTTTCTTTTCCATTATTTCACCCCTTTCCGCAGTTTTTTGTTAAAAGATTCAGAAACATTTTTTGACGCATCCGCGTAGCCCGCAGTTTCCAATCGGTCGCGCAGGTCATTAACGTACTTCATTTTTTTCAGCGTGTCTGCATCGTCCAAAGACAACGACTCATCTGCATACGTTTCCAGCCTGTCCATAAACGTGGACAATTCCAAAATGACGGCAGGCGGTTCTGCATTTTCTTCCGACATTTCCATTTCTTCATCGGAAACATCGACGCTTTGCCCGTTTTCCTGCTCGCCTGTTTCGATTGACGGCGTTTCTGGTATAGGGGTAGCGGTCAATGCTTCAACGGGCGTTGTGGACGCAAATAAAGCGGTTTTTTCGCTTTGCACCTGAATGGCGGACTCGGCTTCGGGGACTTCATCGTCAAACATCGCCCGAATTTCAGAACGAATCTCAATTTTTGCCATTGAGATTTTGAGGGCTTTTTTGAGCCCGCATTTCAGATACATATCGTTCGGAAAGAATTTCCAAGCGGGCGATTCTTTGCCGAACATTTTGCGCATCGACGCTTGTTTCGCCGCTTCCAGTTCCTCGAAAGAAAAAGTGTAAATTTTCGGGGAATAGCGGGCACACTTGACAAAAGCGTAAAACCCGACAATCTTTTTACGTCCGAACGGATTCCCACGTTTCAAAACGAACGAGTCGCCCGCGGCGGATTCTGTCATTTCAAACGAATCGCCGTCAAACACAAGTCCCGCGTCCACTTCCAAACCGTTTTGACTCGCGACGTATAACAAGCCTTTATATGACGGTTCCGCCGTCATATTCCCGCTATTGTTGTAAAAATAGCAAAAATCGCGTGAATCAAGCGGGATATTCCACGCCGCGACTTGTAAAAACGCCTTTTGCACCGATTCAGGCGTACAATCTAGCAGTTTTCCGCCCGTTTTCGCCGACAAATCTTTAACACGGCAAAAATTATAAAATTCAACCGCGCGTTTTGTTAGCTCTATTTCGTCATATCCAAGACGAGCGGCGACGGCGGGAATAAACCCGCTTGATAACGGCGCGGGCAAAATAGCGGCGTTATTGTTTTTTATAACAATTTGTTTACTTTTTTCCATTGATTTGCTTCCTTTCTTTCAAAAATTAACTTGTTCAAGTGGCGGCGCGTTGTCGCCACTTTGGCAAATTAACCCGTTTTCTTAATCGGGCAAAACCGAACCGCCCGCCGTGTACACAGCGACGTTTTCAAAGTTCTTTTCCAAAAACTCGGCGGTCAATTCTTTTGTTAATGCCGCCAATTTTGAAACAGTACGGCGATTTCCCGCATCTTCAATGACAGTTATAAATTTACCTAAACCGTGGCAAACTCTCACGTCCCCTTTGTTTTCCCATTTTGAACGATTACAAACAATGCGGTATCCGTTTAAATCGGGAGTCCGCCAATGCCAGCGGTTTTTGAATTGTAAAGTATAGACGATTTCCCTGTTTTCCATTCTTAAAACGGTTTCGCTACCTATTTTTTCGGCTGTCCATCCATTGAATAAAGTTGTCATTGTTTTATCCTTCCAACTGACGGCGTTTTAACGCCGATTCCAACATTTCCAAACGCCCAAGACGATTAAACAGGCGGATTTCTTCGGCAGAGTCGTTGCTCTTTGCCCATTTTTCCAAACAGGCGACACCGCCGCCGCTCTGGCAAAATCAAGCTTAACAGTTTTTTTCCAAAAATTCGCCGACGGTCATTTCCCCGAATTTCGCGCGGAAAGATTCAACTGCCGCGCGTCGCGGTATTTTTGACCGCTCACTCCCGCGAGCTGGCGAATTAAACAGCAAGAGTTTCCCGTTGTCGGCAAATCGTATATTTTTGTGTTTAACGTTTTTTCTTTCATTTTTTCCCCCTTATTCTTCGATTTCCATTTCTTCGACGAAAAACGTCAAATAATCGCCAAAACAGTTTTCATAGCCGACCGATTTGTTTAAATCAGCGGCAATACGCTCCGCCGTTTCTTTGTCGTCAAATGTTTCGACGACATCCCCGTACAGATTCCCACGACGGTCAGACCAGCCAGATTCACAGCGGGCGTTGTATGCAATAGTGTATTTTTTCATTTTTTTAACTCCTTTTTTGTTTCCACCGATTCGGTGGTGGGGTTCTTTGCCCCTCTTGATATTGTCATTGTACGAAAAAATGAAACATCTGTCAACGAAAAAAGTATAAAATTCACACCCTTTTTACAATCAAAAAATGGCGGATTTCTGCCGTTTTTTAAGGATAGGCGCATTTTTTTTAAAACGACAACGACAAAAAGAAGAAAGCGACGGCGTATATATGGCCGAATCGGGGGAAGTAGTACAGCGGCACGCGCGTCGATTTGTTTCCACCAAAAACACCGCCTTTTTAGCCCGCCCCACAAAAAACGCCCGCAAGCGCAAAAACAACAAAACGTCAAGGACAAAGCGGACAAGCAAGAGAGTCAAGTAAGTGAGTAGGGGGGGGAACAGCACGCGCGCTGTACAGCAGCCATCCTTTTTTTTTCTTTAATAGGCGAAAATGTTTGTTTATGTTTTTCCTGTTTAAAAAAAATGAAAAAATGTTTTTGTTTTGAAAAACGCGGGAAACGGCGGTTTGCTTAGGTTTTTGGAGATTTTTGAAAAAAAGCAGAAAGCTTATATTTTCAAAAGTTTTTTTGTCAAAACGTGCTAAGTCATTGATTTTATTGAGTTTTAAAATCACATAATATATGTTATGCGACAATTAAGAGGGTGTGAAACAGCATTTTTCAAAGAAAGCGTAATGTTTTCAATGCCTTACGATAGAGAGTCAATCCTTTTTTGGTTCGGGGAGGGGGTGTCAGAAAACGGGCGGAAAAAGAAGTCCGCATACAAAAATGTACAGATTTGGCTTTTATTTTTTGTCCAAAAGAGAGATTTTAGACAAGTAGATTTAAGGAAGAGGTATCAAAAAATACGGGTGTGATACGGAGGGGCGTTTGTAAGAATGGCGGATTTCCGTTGTTTTTGGTTTGTCTAATTTTTCACGGAGTTTTTGTCTATCAATCCTTTTAAGGGTAGGGGAGTGGGTTAAAAGTGGCGGAAAAGCTTGATTTTTTGATGTTTTAGTGTACGGCGAAAAGAATTTTGGTTGGTAGAGAGAAAAAAAGGCTTGCAGGGCGGGGATGTGTTTGGTAGAAGTAGGGGAGTGAAGTTAAAGGCTTTCAAAGCGCGCTTTAACGGATTCACGGAAATGTTTGCAGAGATATAAAGTTGGTAAGGGGCGCGCGAGAAGCCCCTTTATCTTTTGTGTTGATTTTTGGCGGTGTTTTGATAGAATGGGGACGTTAAGCAGAAAAACTCCTTTTTTGTTGACGTTAGGCAGTTTAACGGCTGTCTATGAGCGGGTGTAAAAAAGCCCGCTCTTTTTTTTATGGTTATTGTGGCGTTATTGTGCTAAGATTATCTGAATTTATCTTAAGAGGTGTCGCAATGAAAGAATTATTGGGTCAATTATTGGCGTTGGAGCTTATGGCGAAAGAGGTTCACTACTCGTACAGGGGTGGGGACTTTTTCAGCGTCCATAAGTTAATGGATGAAGTGTTTTCGGGTTTGTCCGATTTTCGGGACGAGTTGTCGGAAACTGTGTTTATGGGGCAGGGCGCGCACGTTCCGACGGCGATTGAAGTTATTGACGAAGCTTCGGAGTTTATCACCGTTGATGTTTCAATGCGGTCGATCGTTGATTTGATTGACGTGATTCTGAATAAACTGTCTGACGGGAATATCCGCGTCGGTGAAGAAAAGGTGCTTGATGATATATCGGCGCATTGCCGTAAATATCGCGGATTGATTTTGGCACAAATGGGAGTTTCGGAATGACGGTATCGGACGGACTCGTTCCCAAGGTTTGTAAATGCTGCGGGAGGCGTTTTCGTGGCGAGCCCAAACAGCAATTATGCTCCGACGAGTGCCGCGCGGAAATGCGGGCGCGTTCGTATGAAAAAAGAAAGCGGACGATGAAGCGCACGAAAAGAATGGTTGCCAAGGAAGCGGAAAAGATTTTCCGTGAAAACGCAAAGCGGCAAAAGAAAGAGATTGTGCGTTCGCCTGAAGAACAGTCGGCTATAAATGAAAAAATGGCGCGGTTGCGGGCGATGATTACAAAAGAAGATTACGAAAAAGCCGCGATTACGCGCGCGGACACTTGTAAAACGAAGCGTGTGTTTGAAGCGGCGGTCAAAGCGATTGTTTTGGCGGAAGACATTAAAGGGAACAGCGTTCTTGAAGAAATGGTCAAGGCGTTGGTGAACAAGGTTCTGGATATGGGCGACGTTTCGGCTTTTGTGGCGTTGCGGGATACAATGGGCGAAAAGCCGATTGATAAGAAAGTGTCCGCAAGTTTTGATATGCCGACTTTTGCGCCGCCGCCGATTAAGAAAGAAGACGACCCCGAATATGCCGAATTTTTGGAGTGGAAGCGGCGTCGGGGTTTGATTGAAGCCGAATATAAGGAAGTTAAAAAATGATTGACCCGCGCGAAATGATTTCCCCCGCGTTCAATGACGTTTATGACTCGTTGGTGCGCGGGGATTTTGAATACAGGCATCTGTGGTTAAAGGGCGGGCGTTTTTCTTTGAAGTCGTCTTTTATGGGACTGATTATCCCGTTTTTGATGATGCGGGACGCTTCGTGGGTAGAGCAGGGGATTATTTCAGAGTCTTCTTTGTCAAACGCCGTCGTTTTGCGAAAGTTCGGGAATACGTCGCGCGAATCAACGTTTGCGCAGATTGAATGGGGAATCCGAAAACTCGGCGTTGATGAATTGTGGGAAAGCACGCTTGCGCCGCTCACTTACATTTACCGCCCGACGGGACAAAAAATTTATTTTCGCGGTTTGGATGACGCGACAAAAACAAAGTCAATTAAGGCTTCAATCGGGCGTTTTGTTTACGTTTGGTACGAAGAACTTGAAGAATTTAACGGAATGCCCGAAATCCGAAAAGCGAATCAGTCGTTTTTCCGTGGCGGTGACGGTTTGGATGAAAAAGACTTCCATTTAAAAAATGTTTGCTTTTGCACCTACAACCCGCCTCTGACCATGGCATCTTGGGTTAATGAAGAAGCGGCGAAGAACGACAAAACGCGGAAGGTTCTTCACTCGACGTATTTGGACATACCCGAAAAAAAGCGGATTGCTTGGATTGGCGCGGATGCGTTAGAGGAAGCAGAGACTTTAAAAATAAAAGACCCCCGCGCATATCGGCACGAATATCTGGGTGAGGTTGTCGGTACCAGCGGAGCGATTTTTAAAAACTTGTCCGCTGAAACGATTGACGACGACCAAATCAGAAGATTCCCGAACGTTTTGACAGGTATTGACTGGGGATTCGGGCACCCGTTTGTTTGGCTGAAAGTGTCCTATGATAAGACGTTGGACACGATTTACGTTTATGATGAAATTGTCGAAACGGAACTTTTGAATAAAGACGCGATGCGCCTTGTTCGTGAACACAATAAAGGCGACCGCAAAATCGGAATCATTGCCGACAGCGCGGAAAAGAAGTCTATTTTGGAATGGCGCGGGAAAGGATTTAATATCCGCGGCGCGCGCAAAAGAAAGAACAGCGAAAAATACGGTATTAAATGGATAGCGGGGCGCACTAAGCTTGTTGTCGATCCCGTTCGTTGTCCGAAAGCGTATCAGCAACTTTCACAATACGAATTTGTCCGCGATAAAGAGGGGCGTTTCACCGACCAGTTGCCGAAACTGAATGACGACGTTTCCGACTGTTTGCGGTACACGTTGGAAAATCAAATCTTTCCTATGGCTTTTTCGTTTCAAAAATGATAAAATCGCCCATATTTCGGGTAACAGGCGGATTTAAAATGTCTAAAAAGAAAAAACAGAAACTTCAACAGGCTTTGCAAAATGTAAAGTCTTCTTTGACGGCGCAGGACAAAACGGCGGCGTGGGGAAAAATGTTTTCCAAAACTGTCGAAAACTTTCAAAAGCGGACAAAAGACGGAAAAACCGTTGCGATGGACGCTTCCGTGTGCCAAAAATTTCAAGATTATTACGCTCCGAATATGGATTTGGACGCTACTTTGTACGAATATATGCAAAAGGGCGTTTTTATCGGTTATCAGGCGTGCGCGATGCTTATGACAAACTGGCTGATTTCAAAAGCTTGCCGTTTGCCGCCCGAAGATGCGCTTGCGCCCGATTTTCGCATCGTTCTTGAACAGGATTCCGACAAAGAAACGCAGGAAAAAGGCGAAGAACTGAAAGAACTGCGTTATTTGGCGGACAAAAAATACAACATTATCCCGCAGACGCTCAAATATCTGGTAAACAACCGCACTTTCGGTGTCGCTTATGCTTTGCCGATTGTTGACGGTATCGATTATTCCGCTCCGTTCAACATTGACGGCGTGAAATCGGGGGCTTATAAGGGGATTCGTATTATCGACCCGATTTGGCTTGTACCCGAATTTAATTTGTCGTCTGTTTCAAAACCCGATGACAAGAGCTTTTACGAACCGACGTTTTATCAACTTATGAATGGACAGCGTATTCACGCGTCGCACGTTATTAAATGCGTATACGCGCCTGTTCCCGATATTTTGAAGCCGTCGTTTTACTTTGGCGGCGTTCCTTTGACGCAAATGATTTATCGCCGCGTGTTTTCTGCGGAAGCGTTGGCTGATGAAGCGACAATGCTGGCGAAAAGCAAGCGTATGCTGATTGTTGACGGCGATTTGGCTTCCTACATTGAAAACGAAGCAGAAATGCAAGTGATGTTGGATAAGGTTGCCGAATTGCGCGATAACAAGGGGATGTTCTTTAAAAATCCCGATGACGACGTGAAGCAGATTGACACGTCGCTTACGGACTTGCCAGAAGTTATGGCGGGGCAATACCAACTTGTAGCGTCAACCGCTCAAATGACGTATGAAAAACTTATGGGGACAGCCCCGAAAGGTATGAACGCAAGCGGCGAATTTTCCTATAAAGATTATGTGCAGACTTTGCAGGGCATACAGGAATTGCAAGCAACGCCCTTAATCGAGCGGCATTGTTTGCTTTCTTTGAAGTCAGATTTCGGAAAAACGTATAAATTTAACGTTGTCTTTAACCCGATTGACAGCCCGACCAGCAAGGAAATTGCCGAAGTGTCCGCTATTCGCGCCAACACTTTGGCGACGTTGCAGGCTTCGGGGGCTATTTCTACCGATGAAATGCGCGATGTGATTCGGCAGGACGAGCATCTTGGATTGAACAACATTTCCGATGATATTGACACGTCGGAAGTTCAAGAGCAAGAAACGAACGGCGACCGCACCGTTCAAAAGGACGGACAAAATTTCCGTATGCGGAATCCCGCCATTTCCCCGACTTTGCAACAAAAAGAAAAAATCAAAGTCAAAGCGTCCGATTCCGCTTGTGAAGACGGCGGCGAGGGAAGCGGCGACTTCAATCACAAAGGACGCAAGGGCGAAGTCGGCGGTAGCGAATCCAAAGAAAAGAAAGACCGTTTGACGAGTTCCGAAAACGCGTCCGAAAAAGAAGATGACCACGATTTTATCGTTGTCGAACGCGGAACGGATGAAGTCCGTCTTAAAAACAAAGAGGACGGCGTGAAGTTTTGGGTAGACAAAGACGAGTGGGATGACCAAAAGAAGCGTTTGTCAAAATCTGGCGTTGCAAAGTACCGCCGCGCTAAAAATAAATTGACTTAACGTTTTGTAAATGGCATTATAACAAATAATTGTATTTCATACGGACGGCTAAAAATGTCAAAGATTGAAGACGATAACGGCTTTTGGCTTTGCAACGATAGTAATATCAGCAAAGTCGGCGTTTTTGCGTATCTTGGTCGCGAGATTTCACCGAAACTCGAAGCGGACAAGATTTATTACGTTTACCGCCCCGCCGATGAATTGTTTTCTCAAGAAACGATTGACAGCTTTAAATCGGTCGTTCCCTTGACTGATGAACACGAAATGCTGGGAAAAGATTATACCCCCGCCGAATCAAAAGGTGTCGAGGGCGTTGTTTTTGACCCGCATCCGTCGGATGACGGCTTGTACTTAAAGGGAAACGTTAAGATTTTTTCCGAACGTATGAAGCACTTGTTAAATCGGGGCAAAAAGGAACTCTCAATGGGTTATTTTTGCGATTACGATTTAACGGCGGGTGAATTTAACGGGCAACATTATGACGTTGTTCAAAGGAATCTTCGGGCAAACCACGTTGCGTTGGTTGACAGAGGTCGCTCTGGCTCTGATGTCCGAGTGTTTGACAGGGCGGTGGTGTATGACAAAGAACCTATGGAGTTGACAAAAATGACGAAAACGATTGTCAAAGATTCCGAAGTCGATAAGCGCAAGGACATCAGCGAAGTTGAAGCTATGCTTTACGAAGCGAAAAAAGACCCTGCGAAATTGACCGACGAATTGATTAAAACCATTGTCGGGAAAATGGAAACAAATTCCTACAATGACTCCGAACGCTCTGCCGATGACAAAGCGTGCGGGGATGAAGACACGGAAAATAAGGAAGAAGCGAAAGACGAAGACGAACCAGAAAAAGAAGACGAAAAGAAAGCTATGGACGCTGAAATCAAGTCTTTGAAAAAGGCGTTGGACTCTCTGCCGAAAGAAATGGCGAAAGCCGCCTCTTTTGCTGAAAAAGTGGCAAAGAAAATCGGCACTTTTGATTCTGCGGGTATGTCCGTGCAGGAAATTGCGGAATATGCTTGCGGCAAATTGGGTATCAAATGCGCCGCCGCCGATTCCGTCGCAACGTTGAACGGCTATTTAATGGCTTCTCGCGAAGATGAAACCTACTCGATTTCTGACAAGAAATCGGCTATGGATTCCGCTTCCTCTATGGATGCCGATTTGGTCGCCTATTTGAAAGGGTAAAGAAAATGGCTTTGCAGAAAGTTATTAACACGAAGCTTGCCGCTGGCGTTGAAGGCGGTTTGTATGACGATTCCCCGCGTCGCGCGGAATCGAAACGTTTGCACGCTAATGCTGGTATTGCCGCCGCTTTGGGTCGCGCTTTTACGCAAGGTGCTACCGAAGACGACGTTACGGTCGGCGGCGAGGGTGCTTTTGCAGGTATCGCGCTGAACGACGGCACGGTTGCTTTGCACGGTGGCTTGGCGGCGACGTTGGAAGTTTTGGACGGCACGGTTGCTTCTGTCGCCCGTTTTGCTCACGTTTGGGTTAAATCCGAAACGGCGGCGGCGATTGGCAACATTGCGGCTTATGCCAAAGACACGGGCAAAATTTCCGCTTATGCGGCGACTGCCAATGTCCCCGAAACTCACGTTGAAATTCCCCACGCTACTTTCCGTTCCAGTGGTGCGGCGGGCGAATTGGTGAAACTGGAACTTGGTGATTAAGGAGTATTATTCAAATGATTACCTCTGAATCGAAAGTGAAAGTTTCTCTGTCGCCGAAACAGGTTCGTCCTGTTGAAGACAAAATGTCCGATGCCGCTTTGCAGGCGTTGGGTATCGGTGTCGGCGCGATGGACGCTTTGCCCGCTATGATTACGGCGGCGAATACTGGCACGCCCGTGCAGTTCTTGCAGACGTGGTTGCCGAAAGCGATTTATATCGCGACTTCCGCCCGTAAAGCTGACGACCTGTTGGGGCGAAACATTATCGGGCGTTGGGAAGATGAAGAAATCGTCCGTAAGGTCGTTGAACGTTTGGCGCAGGCGCGTCCTTACGGCGACACTACGAACGTTCCTCTGGCTGACCACAACGTCAACTTTGAAACGCGTTCGGTTGTCCGTTTGGAAATGGGCTACGAATCCACGATGTTGGCTTCCGCCCGTTCGTCTGCGATGCAGATTGATTCCGATGCGGAAGACCGTACGGCGGTTGCCGAATCTTTGGCTATCGGCTTGAACGATATTGCGTTCTACGGCTATAACAACGGCTCGAACAACACTTACGGTTTGTTCAATGACCCGAATCTGCCGAACTACGTTAATGTTCCCGCTGGCGCGGCTGGCGAAACAACGTGGGCGACCAAAACGTTCTTGGAAATCACAAAAGATATTATCGCGATGATTTCCGCCGTTCCCGCCGTTCAGGCGAACTTGGTTGACCCGAAAGCCGATGATTTCACGTTAGTTGTTCCGCCGCAGGCTGAAATTTACCTGTCGACTCCGTCGTCGGAATACGGTAAAACGGTTATCGGCTGGTTGAGCGAAAACTACCCGAAATGCTCCGTGAAGACTGCCAAACAAATGGCGGGAGCGAACGGCGGTTCGGATGTCGCTTACCTGTTCTTTGAACGTATGAATGGCGATAAAGTCGTCAATCAGGATGTTCAGGCGACGTTCTTCTTTGTCGGTTTTGAAAAGAAAGCGAAAGGTCGCGTTGAAGATTATTCGGCGGCGACTTCTGGCTTCTTCTTGGCACAGCCGACGGGATTGGTGCGTTTCTCGGGCATCTAAACTTAAACAACAAAAGGGAGTATTCTTATGGTTTACATTTTTTCGACTTTAACGGGCGGGCAAGATTATTGCTTGTACGAACGCATCGGAAACGGGAATGTGATTTTGAAAAAGAAAATCAGCATTAACGGCGGCGCGAACGTTGCAAACAAAAAACTGTATACGCCCAAAGGTGTGGTTACTTCGGTTTCTGATGAGGATTATGAAGTCTTAAAGCAGATTCCCGAATTCAACAATCACGTTGCGCGCGGCTTCTTGAAAGTCCAAAAGGCGAAACAGGATGCCGATGAAGCGGTACACGACTTGCAAGAAAAGGACGCTACCGCTCCGTTGACCGAACAGAGTTTGTCGGGTGTCGATGAAGTCGAATCGGGCAATAAGCGCAAGCGGAAAAACAAATAAGGATACTTCCTATGTCTTGCACGGTGTCGGTAAGTGTTGAGGGATTTAGGGCTACGTTTCCTGTTTTCACGCAGGAATCGTATCCCGATTCCGTCGTTTCCGCATATCTTGGAAACGCTCAAAATTATGTTTCAAACATCAATTACGGGCGGTTGCGGGACACGGCGCGGGAGTATGCCATTTATTTAATGACCGCGCACTTATTGACATTGAAAGACAGAATAGAGCAAAGCGGAAGCGGGTTTATCGGATATGAAACGTCGGCGCGTGTCGATAATGTTTCTGTTTCGTTAGCCCCGCCGCTTTCCCGCAATGAATTGGAACGTTGGTTTGAGTTGTCGGGGTACGGATTGGAATTGCGTGCCTTGTTGATGACAAGGGCTTGCGTTCCGTTTTGGATTAAAGCGCAATGAAACAATTAAAAGTCGGTTTCTTTGGTGATGATAAAGAGGAAAACGGCGAATCTGTCGCAAAGGTTGCGCGCAGGCAGGAAAACGGGGCGATTATAAAGGGTTTTAACGGAAATGATGTACTTGTCCCAGCCCGTCCTTTTATGCGCCCGTGCGCCCTTGAAAACGCGGGGAAATGGAAAGAACTGTTTGCCGATTTGATAAAAAAGCACGGCTTGTCAAATTTACAAACAGTTTTTGAAGAATTAAGCAAGGTTGTCGAACAGGATTTAAAGGATTCAATTAATTCTGTTTATTCGCCGCCGCTTTCTGAACGAACTTTAAGGAATCGTCGGAAGCACGGAAATACAAGCGACAAGCCTTTGATTGACACGGGAACGATGATTAACAGCGTGAAAAGTGAGATAAAATAATGTCGGCTTTGATTACAAAAAATCTGCTTTCCCGTGCTTTGAATATAATCCCGCCAGTTTCAATAACGGTTTTTAAGTTTCTTGGAAACACAATCACGGATTACGGACAGGCTATCCCGTCGTTTGACGAGGGGACTGTTTATCCGAAGTCATCTGTACAGCCGCTTCAAAATGCGATTTATACGCAGCTCGGTCTTGATTTTCAGAAAGAATACAAGTCGGTTTATGTGAACTGCCAACTTAACGGCACAGACAAGCAAGAAACGCCCGATTACGTTGTTATTAATGGCGAAAGGTGGAACGTCTTTAAAGGGAACGACTGGCAGTCTTACGACGGCTGGTCATCCGCCATTGTCGTTAAACAGATAGGTGAAGACGATGCTCCGTAATGAAAACCAAACATACGCCGATGTTGTCGGCTTTATCAAACAGGCTTTGCAGGATGCGGGAATCATGGGATTTTCGATTGTTCAAGCCGACCAAGCGTTGAATTTGTCGATTGATACTGCTGTTGTTCTTGTAGACCGCTTCCATTCCCGCCGCTATGGTTGGCAGGGACAGAATTATGTCAAAAAAGAAAAATTGAAGCGGATTGTCGATTATTTTCAAGACATCCATTTTCAAATTCGGGCTTTGAAGCGGCGTAAAGGTGTGCAGGATTCGACTGTTGCGACTTCAAACGATGTTATCCAAGCAATTATTACTTGGTTTCAATCACAAAATGGGATAAAATCCTTAAAGAGTTTGGGTTATAATTTGTTGCGGATTACCGATATAAAAGAGGAATCTTTCATCGATAAAACAAACAAATACGAAAAAAGCCCAGAGTTCACGTTGGTCTTGACGTTGTATCAGTCATCTGAAACAGAACAAGACGTTATTAACAGCATTGACGGAAACTTTGTAAAGGTGGATTAAATGGCTATCAGTCAATCAAGATACGTCGCAATCACAAGCGGCATCGGGGGGCAGGCGGCGGCTTCTCGTAAGAACATGGGGACTCGCGTTATTTCGACAAATAGCCGTATCCCTACGGGGCATATTTTGGAATTTTCGGGTGCCGCATCTGAAATTCTGAAAAATGTCGGTGCTTATTTCGGCACGCAAAGCAAGGAATACGCTTTCGCGGCAAAACAATGCGCCTATGTTTCAAATGCAATCACTCAAATCAATATGATTTCGTATGCGCGCTTCACGCCCGAAGCGGTCGCGCCTGTTTTGTTGCCGACTGTGAACGCGGCGGCATTGTCCGTTTTTACGGCTATCGGAGCAGGCTCTTTGACCGTTTCTTTGAATGGCGTTTCTTATGAAATGTCAAATATTGATTTGTCGAAATCTGACAATCTGGCGGCGGTCGCAACGACTTTGACGGGTAAAATCCGTGAAAACGAAGGTGGCGGCGCAATGTTTACAGGTGCGACGGTTCAGTTTGAAAACGGCGTGTTTGTTTTGACTGGCGGCGAAACGGGCGTTGCGACTGTTGAATTTGCCGATGACGGCGAATTGGCGACGGCGTTGCGTTGGAATAAAGCGAACGCCCCGATTTTGTCGAACGGCGCGGCGGCGGAAACAGCGGCGGCGGCTATGGACAGAATCACGAACGTTTCAAATAACTTTGCTTCTTTTGTGTTCTTGCCTGCTTTGACGGAAACAGCAGATATTGAAGCCGTTTCGAATTGGGCAACGGTGCAAAATATGCAGTTTGCGTATTCGCATCCCGTTACCAAATTGACGTATTCCGACGTTGTTGCGGTTACCGAAGGCGGGGCGGCGACAATTCTAACAGATGACGAAAACGCCGATTATGCGGAATACATGCCTTGCGTTTTGGGGGCGACAACGAACTATAACGCTGTGAATGGCACGATTTCGCCCATGTTCAAACAGTTCCCGAATGACAAGCCGTCGGTTGAAGACGACGCGACGGCTAATTTGCTTGACCCAAAAAACGTAAACTACTTGGGTTTGACGCAACAGGCGGGCAAAGGCATTTCGTTCTATCAGCGCGGTTATACGCAGGACGGAACGGATATTGCTGTGTTGTTCAATGAAATCTGGTTGAAAGATGCAATCACAACGCAGGCGTTTAATTTGTTTTTGGCTTTAAATAAAATCCCCGCCAATGAAGACGGCGTGTCCTTGTTGACAACCGCTTTGACGAGTATTTTTGACGAAGCGAAAACGAACGGCGTTATTTCCGTTGGAAAGACGCTGACAACGACGCAAAAAGCGTACATTGACCAACTGACTGGCGAAGCGGAATCGTGGCGCACGGTGCAGGAAAACGGGTATATCTTTATTCCTGTTTTGGCGCAACAAACGATTCAAGGAAAAGACGAATGGGTCTTCACCTACACGCTGATTTACGGCAAAGGCGACTCTATCCGTAAGGTCGTCGGTTCTGACATTTTGATTTAAGGGAGTGGAAACAATGGATTATATTTCAGCCGCTGGCTTTTTTATAACGTTGGTTGCCGATAAAACTTTTCCCGCTGGTATTATTCTGCGTAAATTTGCAGATGATTCCGACCCGTTCGATTTTCCCGATGTTACCGTCGCCGAGTACGGTATAGGGTTGAACGGCGATATGGTTGTCTGGCAAAAAGCCGTCCCGCTGCCGATTGATTTGAACGTGCTTCCGAATACCGATGAAGAAAAAAATTTGTCGGTTTTGTTGGAAGCGAATCGGCAAAAGAAAGGCAAAAACAGCGCGAAAGACGTTATCACGATTACGGCGAATTATCCCGACGGCACGGTAAAAACGTTGCAGTCTGGCGCGATTCTTGTCGGTTCGCCGATGCAGTCGATTGCGTCTAACGGTCGTATGAAGTCGAAACATTACGGTTTCGTCTTTGAAAACGTCGCCTAATTAAAATCAAGGGGAAAGTGTTATGTTTAATATATCCGCAGTCGGATTTTCTATGTGGATAAGTGCGACAAACACTTTCCCGCTTGGTTTTGAGGTTTCTGATTTTGCCGATGATGTTGACCCGTTTGAACTCCCAGACGTTCCTTTGGGTGTCGGTGTAAAAGATTTGAACGCCCGCGTTTTCTTTCAAAACGTTGCGCCGATTATTCCGATGTACGTTAATGTCATTGCAAATTCGCCGAGCGACAAACGTTTGCAGACGCTTTATAACTCTAATTTGTCGGCATCAAACAAAGTTTCTAATAGCGACATTATCACTTTGATGTTAAAATACAACGGAAAACGGGACAGCTTGTACGGAAACGGAAAAATGATTATCGGAACGCCCGATGTTCCGATTCAATCAAGCGGTCGTTATAGAAGCCGTCGGTACGGTTTCGTTTTCGGGGCAAAGCTTAATTAAAGAAGGATAAAGAATGAAAGAAAAAGATTTTGAAGTGGAAACGTCGGACGGATTGAAAAAAACATTCGTTTTGTCAAAGTTCCCCGCAACAGAGGGACGGCGCATTATGACGCAGTATCCGATTTCCGCTCTTATCTCAAATACAAAAATCGGTTCGTATGATGACCAAGAACGGCTTATGCTGGACTTGATGTCGTATGTAAAAATTCGCCTTGATGACGGTCGGGAAATTCCTTTGAAAACAAAGGATTTGATTAACAATCATTGTGAAGACTGGGAAATGCTTATGAAGATTGAAAGGGAAATGATTGTGTACAATTTCTCTTTTTTTCAGAATGGCAAGGGCTTAGACTTTATGCAGAGTCTTCTGGCTCTTGTCGTACAGAGTGTTACCGAAACGTTGATGGGCTTATCGGACAAATCATCTCACTCGGCGGAGCAACTTTAAGGGAATTACAAACGGTTTACGACCTTGAAGACGCGATGACGATATGGGAATCTTTAATCGTTCCAAAGTATAATCAATACAAGGCGATTGAAGAAGCAAACAGAAAGCGGAAGTTGCAAAATGGCGGTTACTGACGAATTTGTATATTTGTTCAAGGCAAAGGGCGAAAAGGACGTTCAAAATGGCGTTGATTCGCTTAAAACCGCCATTGCTGGCTTGCGGAAAGAATATGAAAAACTCGACCGCGAAGCAATGAAAGACCGTGTGGCGCAAATTCGTGTTGAAACAGCGGAAGAAAAGAAAAAGGGCGTTGTCGAAAAAAATGAAGCCGCCGCCCGTTTGCGTGAATCGAAAGAAAAGTCCGCCGCTTTGTTGTCAGAGTTAAAAGCAAAGCGGGAGCGTTCAAAACTCGATAAAGATTCTTTTTCTCTTGAAGTTGCAAAGCGCAAAGAACAAGAACGGCAGGAAAAGAACAAACAATCCGCTTTAAAGAAAGAACGGCAAGAAAAAGAAAAGGCGTTACGCCAAGACGAAAAGCGAGCGGAGTTAGAAAAGGCGGCATTAAAACGTCAGGCTTTGCTTATTAAAGCGGCGGCGTCCTATGTGGCGTATAAAGCGGTTCAGTTTTACAAGGATACGGCGCAAGAGGCGCAAAACGTAAATGTGTCGTCTTTTTCGGCGGGTGTAGACGCTACAAGATTGCAAGCAATGGGTCTTGCCGCTAAACGTTTCGGCGGCGACATGGCTACGATGTCAAAAACGTTGCAGGGCTTAAATCAGACGATTTCCGAATTTAAACTGGGTTTTAACGTCGATAAAGTCGCCCCACTTGCCGCTAAATTCGGCGTTCGTTTGGACGGCGTGGGCGATGCCGAAACGTTCTTGAGGCGTATCGGCGAATCAATGCAGGGAAAAGATGTTGAAACGCAAAAACTTATCGGGCGTTCTTTCGGATTGGATGAAGCGACAATCCAAATGTTGTCGCAGGGCGTTGAAAAATTCTTTGCGTCCGTCAATCAGTTTGAAAAGACAATCCAGTTTAACGATTCGTCTTTGAAAACGTATTCGGAAGCTCAAAAAGCGTGGCTTGAACTTCAAGACTCTTCGTCAAAAGCAATGACGGAAATTTTTTCGCCTATTGCCAAAGACATAACGCGTTTAATGCAAAGCTTTTCTCGAATCACAAAAAGCAATGTTTTTATAGGGGATTTGAAAGAAAACATCTATGATATTTGGACAGGTATGACGCTTGGTGCTTTTCGTCCGAAATATGATGAAAACTGGAAGAAAGCGGACGAAGCGGAAATTTTCGGAACTATGTTCCCGAAACAGGCGGCAAAGACAATGAACGAAAACATTTCGGCGGGCGAAAATGTTTTGACAACGCTTAATACATACGGCGGGGCGACAAACAACACGTCCAACACGTTTAATATGAATGCAAATGTAAATGTTTCATCTGGCGGCGAGTCGGCGGCAATCGGACAAGCGGCGATGTTAGGAACCCAAAATGGGTTGCTTCAAAATGCGGCGCGGCTTCAAACAATGTTGCAGGGGACGGGACAATGAGTTTTTTTACATTGAACTTAGCTCAAAATGTTTTAGGCGCAATTTTTTCCAATGACTCTTTCGAGGTTTACCCGTACGTTACGCCTGAAATGTCGTATGGATATACCGACAACGTCGAGTTAAGAACTATTCTTCTTGAGCAAAACAATAAAGTTTTGCGAAAAACTTTTGATACGAAATACTCTTTTAACAAAATAGCGATTTTGGATGTTGAAGTTCAAAACCCGTCAAAAATTATGACAACGCCTGTTGAAGACGGTCGTTTTGTCGCCGATTCGAAAATCATTATGCCGAAACGCGCTGTTGTAAAAATCGGGTTGCCAAGCTCGGCAGGTGATGATTATTTAGCGGTTTTAAGTTCCGCCATATCGGGCGTTTCCGACATTGTTTCGGGAAAGCTGCCGTCGCCGTTGTATGAAAAAGTTATGACGGGCATAAAGTATGCCTACGACGATTCAATCCCGTTTAACATAAAAACGAAAACTGAACTTTTGCAAAATATGATTTTAACGGGTTATCCGCACAAATTCACGGTGGATACTCTTTATCGCGTTATATTGACGCTTGAGTTTGAAGAAGTTATCGTCGTAAAACAGGTTGAAACTTTCAAATCGGCGCAGGATTCATTTTTCAAAAAAGTAGGAAATGTTATTTCAAAGAAATTTAGCGGCGCATTATCAAAGATAGGATTATGAAATGGCACAAATCATCCCTACAACGAAAACTCCCAATCAAACGTTTTTTGTCGTTCTTGACGGCGTGAACTATGAAATTTCTTTGCAAACATCGCTTGACTTGCTTTTCATTACGATTGTCGCCGATGAAGAAACTTTGTGTACGAGCGTCGCCGTTTGCAACAATCAGCCGATTCTGTATGATTGTCAGAAACGCGGCGGACAGTTTTATATGCTTTGCGATGATGAAGATTATCCGTCTTATGACAAATTGGGCGAAAGCGCGAACTTGATTTATGTGAGTGATTCGGAATGAAAAAGCGTAAAGTCGTTGTCGAAATTTACCGCTTGTCCGCTGATAAAAAACAGCGGGATGTTTTGCTGACGCTTGAAGATTTATCAGTTCGTTTCAAAATCACAAAATATCGCGGAACTGTTTTTTCGCAAGGCACAATATCGGTGTGCGGATTGTCGAAAGAACATATAAACCATTTGACGACGTTTCAGGGGGCGTATCTTGCAACGCAAAACGATAAATATATTCGTCTGACAGCAGGATACGTTGAAGAAAATGACGACGAGTCGGCGGTAATTTTTGACGGATTGATTTTTAAAGCAATTCCGACAATGCCGCCTGATATTTGGCTGAATATGGAAGTGTTTTCAAACTTAGACCTTGTTTCTAAAGAAAAAGAAATATCCATTGAAAACACCACGTCGAAGAGCCTTATAAAAAAAATAGCCGCAGAATTTTCTGTTCCTGTCGTTTTGGATTATTCAACATCCAACAAAACAATAGACAAGTTTTATTTTAAGGGGAATCTTCCGTCATTAGAAAGAAAACTCTATGAAATATTCAAAAACGACAAGATTTTTTATTATGAACAAGGAAAAATCATTGTTGACGACTGGGAAAAAACAAATCGACCGAGCATTCCGTATTTAATCAATGTTGAAAACGGTATGGTTTTTATGCCGAAGCCGACGACTTACGGATGCGACGTTTCAATTTTCCTAAACCCGTTTTTTCAGATGTCGCAAATCGCACAAATAGAATCGACGCAAATCCCGTCGTTAAACGGCGAATATACTGTTTATATGTTGACACACGAGGGGACTTCCCGCGACGTTCCTTTTTACACGCACCTTTCTTGTATGAGGATTCCGAGCAATGTCTGAAACTTCAATCGTAAATGCAAACCCGCTTTCAACTGAAAGCGAACTTTTCGCACTTCAAGATTTATTACGTTCGATAAGCGCACAAATAAGCGTCTGTATGCCCGCTGTCGTTCAAGAGTATGATAGAGCATCTAATACTGTCAAAGTGCGCCCAGCGGTCAAATATATACGGAATGACGGCATTACGGAAAGCCGACAGATTATCACAATGCCCGTTGTCCGTTTCGGGAGCGCATTTACGGTTTCATTTTCTTTGAAACAAGGGGATTTGGGACTGATTTTTTTCGCCGACCGCGATTGCTATAATTTTTTGAAGACACTCTCCGAAGCCGACCCGAATACCAGACGAGTCCACGCCGTTGAAGACGGTTTCTTTTTGCCGTTCAATCTTTCGACGGCAGATAATACAACGGCAGACGTTTCAATTCAAAATTCGGACGGCACGGTCAAAGTTGAAATGACGGCGGAAAAATTAACGCTCACGAATGGCGAAAGCACGCTTGTTTTTGACGCGAACGGCGCGACCGTTTCTAAAAATGTTTCTGTTTCGGGAAATACCGAATCGGCAACGTATTCAACGGGCGGCGTTGCGGGACTGACAACGCAGGTTGTTGAAATTCACGATGTTTCAGGCGCGACAAAGCAAACACTTACTTTTACAAACGGACTTTTGACGCAGGTTTCTTAATCCTTGCTTATCGGGCGATTATCCGATAAAATTAGGACATTATTTTTTGAAAGGAAACAAACCTTATGAAAGCTTACAGATATAATTCTGAAAACAAAAAGTATGAAGGAGAAACGACGTGTCAAATCGACCCATTGGAATCGAAACTGGCAGGCAAAGAAGTTTACTTGTTGCCCGCGGATTGTACCTATGAAGAACCTCTGCCCGAAAAAGAGGGTTTTGACATCATCTTCAACGGTACGGCTTGGGAATACAAGGAAGAAGAAAAGAAACCCGAAGACGAGCCTTACGTTCCGACTGAAAAGGAAAAGACCCAATGGGCTATCTGGAAATTGAAGTCCAAGCTCGCCGAAACGGATTACAAAGTGTTAAAATGCACCGAAGCGTCGTTGTGCGGACAAGAATTGCCGTATGATTTAGATGCCGTTGTTTCCGAGCGCGACGGGTGGCGGTCTCAGATTAACGAGCTTGAGGAAAAGCTCAAGACGATTAAAGAATCCGAATAAGAAAGGGGCGGGATTTTTCCCGCCTTTTTAATATGACTGTTTACGCATATTTACGGGTGTCATCTGTTTCTCAAGACGAACAAAATCAGCGGCAAGGTGTGGATGCTAAAGCCGTTGCTTTGAATGTTCACATCGACAAATACATTGTTGACAAAGTTTCGGGGACAAAAGAGCCGAAGCTCCGTAATCTTGGAAGCCTTGCCCGACGTTTGAAATCGGGCGATGTTGTTATTGTTTCGGAGTTGTCCCGCCTGTCCCGCCGTATATTCACGCTTTGCCGACTATTTGAAGACTTGCTTGAAAAGGGCGTTCGTGTTTACTCGGTGAAAGAAAACTTTGTTCTTGATGATTCGCCGCAGTCGAAAATGCTGATATTTTGTTTTGGGATGTCCGCTGAAATTGAACAACGTATGATTTCTGCTCGGACGCGGGAAGCTTTGGCGTATCGTAAACAACAGGGCATCAAATTAGGACGTCCAGTAGGCGCAAAGACGAAAAAGCATAAGTTAGATGTTTACGCCGAAAAAATCGCCCTGTGGCTAAAAAAGGCGTTTCGCGCAGAAAGATTGCAAAACGGTGCAAGGTGTGTGAAAAAACGCTTCGCAAGTGGTTGCGTAAAACGAACGTTTAATCTGCCGAACTTTAATGGCAAAACGGTGTGGCAACGAACAGATCATCAAGTTGGAATTCCGACTGTAGGTCAACTGCCGAATATTACGGGTGGGGTAAATATAGACCACGCAAACCTTCTAAATGCGTTTGGGTGCTGTACCGCCGATTCTAATATAGGGCAATACTATGGTACGCAGTTAGAAAAACACCTGCAAAGATTGTTGATTGACGCTTCTAAATCATCGTCAATTTATCAAAACGTTAATCTTGTCGTTCCAGCAAACAATTCTGTTGTGTTTTGTATACGATACTAATATCTGATGCAAAAATGTATCACCCCAGATGCAGGGACGACTTGCGTTTCTCCGTCTTTATAAATTGAACTTGAGCGCGACGCATTAAAATCTTGAGCTGTTTGTCCATCCCATACGTACGTCAAAGTACAAGCCAAACCACCACCATCCTTATAAGTTCCGGTGTTTATAGCACCAGTTCCATTATACAAAACAGGGCGCCTACTATCTTGACTTGTACCTTGAGCTGTCCAACTGGCGGTGATATTTGGTAACCTACCAGCCAGTATTGTTCCAATAGAAAGCGTACTAGATTGAAACACCGTTTTATTGTTAAGATTCGGCACATTAAACGTTGTATTTCCGTCCCCTGCACCCCACGTTGTCCCGATGACATTGAACAGACGCGCGTAAGTGATGCGGGAAATAGCCGCGCCGTTGCAAATCAGATAACCGTCGGGAGCGTCATTTGCAGGCCAAGTGATAATTATTCCTGTCGGAAGTCCCGCGTCAATAAAAGCCCAATGCACGCCGTCAAGATATTCGGGATTTGTTAAAAAGTTAAACGTGTTGTTTTCGACAAGGGAATAAACCGCCGTCGGTTTTCCGCCGACAATCGCCCACAACAAAGCCCCCTGCGGATACCCGCCGATAGCGTCTGAAACTGCTTGATTGAACGAATATGTACCGCCGTTTTGAGCGAAGAAGTTATGTTGCGAAACGGTGTTAAAAAGACCGTTAAAGTCTTGCTGTTTCGGGGGAAGTCCCGATACCTGTGTCGGCAAAGGATTTTCAATTACGGGCATACGGGTAATGGCAGGAAAACCCTCTTGGAAAGATGCACGATTCGTCCCTGTTGCGCCGTTCGGAATAGCGTTAATGTTTTCGCTTGTCGCCTGTGCGGCAATCGGTTGTGGGATTACGACGGGGGTTGTATTTGAAGTCGCCATTTATTTAACTCCTATGCTGTCTACGACAAAAACGCCGTTGTTAAAAGGTTTAAGTCCGCTTCCCTCGAAACCGAACGTTTCTTGCGGCGGAATCGGTGTAATGGATGTAATTTTAACGCCAGACGGGCGCGGCAGAAAATCGTTTAATTGCAAAACGATTTCTTCTTCCGCCGTCGGAAAAAAGTCTAAAATGTACGTTATGGACATATTCAAATTGTCCTGCACATAAGACTTGTTGTCTGGATGATTGAAGAAAATTTGCCGAATAAACGTGTTTACGTTTGAAAACGTCGGCGCGTGAGAGTTCTTATACAGTTTTGCGTTCAAAAGCAGTCTGTAAGACTCCGTCGGAATGGGGACAAGTTCGCCGTCGGCGTTCGTATACAAAGGACGTTCCAAATTCAATAAAAATCCCCACAACGTCAAACCAAATTCGTTTGCCGTCTGAATGTTCAAAACGTCATCAATCCAGCGTTCCCAAAAATCAGAAACGGCATCATCGTAAAAGTTTTGTTTAAACGCAATAAGGGCGTTAAAGTTCGGCGCGTTGTCGTACTGCCAAAGGATAACGTTTCTTGCATTAAAAGCGATTTCTTTTGCGACATCGTAATTCTTCATTGAACCACCACCGAAACATCATCAGACGTTAAAAGCGCGCATTGTTTTGAAAGGATTGAAACGCCACTGACTGTTTGTTGTTCGCCTTTTTTACCCGCAACGACTTGAACAATTTTAATTTCAGGGATTGCTTCGGAAACGGCGGAAGCGATTTCAAAAGTGTTTACATTATTCCCGATTACAAGCCCCTCGACGTTCGGATTTTTGTTTTGCGCCCAAGCGACAACGGCATCTTTTACATCTTGATAAATGTTGTTTCCCTGATATTTGTTCAAAGAAACCGTGATTGTCGTTTGAACTTCGATATATTCGGGGCGATTGAACGTAACTTGGACGTATCGGTCGTTTATCGCATCGTATCCTAAACCTGTTTCGGACTGTCCGCTAATCGCCGTGTATCCGCATCCGACGTTTTTTGCGGACGCAATGGCATTGTAAATGTCTTGAACAAGTCCGCCGTCCACAATGATGCACAAAGAGTGCGGAGCAACAGAAACACCGTTAACTTCAACTGCCGTGTCGTTATAATTCTCGTAATACCAAGAAGATATAACGCCGTTTACGCCCGACAGTTTTCCTTTGATAGAATCGTTATATCCGTTCGCTAATTGTTGAGCGTACAAAATACGTTCTCGATAAGAAGAATCGCTTTCTTTTTCATATCCGATAATGGCGGGGTCGGGATTGTTTATCGTTTCCCACCCCGAAACGCTTGAAACGATTTCCGTTAATGTTCCGACGGGACAAGGAATTTGTCCGAGTTCAACCGACTGAAAATAAACTTCCGCCTTGCCGTTTGTGTCCAGTTGAACCGTTCTTTCGCTTTCAAAAACATTTCCGTCCGTTGTCTTTGCTTGTGAACCCACAGGGATAATAGTCCCCACAACGCCCGCCAAAGAAACAAGAACTTGCGTCGGTTGCGCATATTTTCGATAGACTAAAACTTTTGCGCCGATTGCGTCCAAAAAATCGCCCGATGCCGTTTGGATGTTTTGAGAATTTGCCATTAAAGCGACAACGCGGATTACCTGTTGACGCAATAACGTATCGTGTTCGATCAAACGACCCTGCGGCGTTGACGTTTCAATGGACAAATCCGCCCCGAAAATATCTTTATATTCGTTTTCAACGTCCGTTTTTACGTCGCCTGTATTCGGAATAACAACGCCCGTGGACGTAACATAATCGTACAAATCAGCCATTTTTAACCCGCAATCGTTGTTTCACCGTAAACCGTCGAAACGTTCATTTCATATTTTAAAGTGCTGTCTTCAATTCGCATTGCAAAATTCACCACAGAATTTACGCCGTTAATCGCTTCAACGTTATTAAAAATCTGTTTTCTAAACAAAAAAACGTCGGGCGGCGAATTGAAAACAGAGCCAAAATAATCAACGCCGACATTTGTAGCCAACTGACATTCGCTTAAAACAGTCTGAATCCGCTGTTTTATGACCAATGCCAAAGCGTCAATATCAGACACCAACGCCAGATTGCCAAGCGCATCTAAATAAACGTCATTGTCCGAATTTGTCGCTATCGTTTTCATTGAACGCCTTTCATTTCGTTAAATCCTATAACAATTTGAAATCTTTGTAAAGGCAAAATCACGGGACGAAAAATCAACGTTTAACGTGCCGAATTTTAATAACAGAATTCCGCAGGGAAGTGGCAGCCGTGGAACGGTCGGTGCGTATTTGTCGGAAAGCTTGCCAAATATCACAGGTACTTTTGGTGTCCCTAAATATGAAATAGTGAATGTAGGAACTGGAGCTTTTACATCTACTGTGAATGGAACAGAATATAACATGTCATCACTCGAAGTTAACAGAAATGGGCACTTTTTCTATTTTTCAGCTTCCCGTTCATCTTCTACCTATCAAGACAATGCACCCGTTCAGCAAGCGGCGACGGTGGTTAATTTCTGCATCCGATATTAGTATTTGATGCAGAAATTAATGTTAATTCCAGACGGTACAACAAGATTGTCGGAACGTGAGTAGGCGGACGACGAGCGGGATGCGTCAAAATTAAAAGCTCTGTTAGAATTCGTAGTCCCCGTAAGGTGAACATATTGTACGTCAATTCCGTTTAAAGCAAACGCCCCAGAAGCACTATACCACAAATTTCCACCTTGTTGAACATAGCCTGTTATTTTCGGCAAACTACCATTAAAGGATGTCCCCACAACCCCACCCTGCCAAACGGTATGATTGGTGGAGTTCGGCACATTAAACGTTTTTTTTGCTTTCCTAAAAAGACTTATTGATAAAAAGAACAGATTGTTTTAACCTATAAGTAGTCAAATTTTTATAGATATAACGAAAATGAAAAATTACAACGTGAAAGCCAAGGAATGGCAACCGCTTTCAGACATTATTCATGTAAACGTCTTTATAGAGGAAGCAGAATAATGGAACACGTCATCGAAAAACTTAAAGCGTGGGGCTGGGTGATAATGACAATTTTCACCGTGTCCTGTTTTATCCAAACACTTATTCAGTTGTCCCCGCGTGTTACGGAATTGGAACGTCGCGCCGCCATTACAGAGGGCAAGGTTTCAATGATTGAGGTTAAACTCGATACAGTTTTGCACCAGACGACCGAAACAAAGAACGACGTAAAGGACATTTACCGAATCTTAATTGGGGAAAAAAAATAAATGATTCAAGCTTTGATTTTTAGCGTTTTCGGTGCTTTTTTTCGCCGCTGGTTCGGCGGGGGCTTTGGAAAGTTCGGCGACGTTTCGCGTTTTTGGAAATATCTTTCCCTCTCAATCGCTTTTATCGCCGCTTGGTTTTATCTAAATGGTATTGATTGGACGGCTTTGAAAATGTATGCCGCCCTTGTTTCTTTTATGGTGTTTTGGGCGGTGGGACACGGGACTTGGTTCGTATACTGGGATGATACGGCGGCGGCAGAGGGGCGAATCCCGCTTATTGATAAAATTGTTTGGTTCTGTATCGGCGTTGATGAATCTCGGACGTTTTGGGGAAATTGCTTTGGAATGTTTGTCCGATATACGATTACGGCAATTCCCGTTGCAATCTTCACAAGCCCTCTTTTTTTGACCGCTGGCGCGATTGTCGCACTTTCCTATGTTCCCGCAGGGTTTAAACAGGATACGCGCCTTGGTGAATGTTTGGCGGGCTTCTTTGTGTTCTTTTTGCTCTGGTGGTGCTTATGACGAAAAATTACTTTTCACAAAACGAAGAAGCTTGCCGTTGTTGCGGGTGCGGCGGTCTTGTCCCCGACTTTCGTGAAAAATTAAACAAGGCGCGCGAACTTGCGGGCATCCCGTTTGTTTTAACGTCTGCTTTTCGGTGTGAAAAATATAATCGAGAAGTCGGCGGTTCGGAAACGTCTTCACACTTGGCGGGTCTTGCCGTTGATATTAAATGTACGGACGGCTGGAGTCGTTTCAAAATTTTGTCCGCATTATTGGAAGTCGGCTTTTGTCGTATCGGAATCGGAAAAACATTCATTCACGTTGACGATGACCTAACAAAACCGCAAGGCGTTGTCTGGGATTATTACCGAAAACAGGGATAAAAAGAACGGGCGAATTTTCATCCGTCCCGTTCGTTCCGTTTGTCTTCTTTAGGAGAAATAAGAGATTTTCATCCTATCTGTTTTATCCGCCGTTGTCAAGAAGTTTTAATGTATTGTGTGTTTCCCGTTCTCTTTTTCCGTATATGCCAAAGAGGGAAGCAAATCGGCGACGTTTTCAATTTGTTTCGCCCGTATCGTTTCCAATAAAATAGAGCAAGCGTCCGCCATTCCCTTTTTATACGCTTCTACGAGAGCTTTTTCTTCTTTCGTCATTTTATCTTTATTTCTAACCCAATAAGGCACAGCATAAAAATAACACCAGAATTTACAGCGTTTTTTTCCAAAGCTATTGCACCCCATAGACAAAAGATTGCCCAAGCTATCGTTAGAATAAAATAAACCCAATCTTTCATTTTTTTACCTCCCTCAATCCAACATAAAAGACAACACAATCGTCGTCAACGCGGCGAAAAAAATCCCATCCGCCGTTCCTTGGCAAGCCATACAGCACGGAACGAGATAAGCCAAGTATTTAAGATTTTTCATCGATTACCCCATTTCTGTTTTCATAACGAGTAAACCCATTGCGGACTGGTACGTCTTGATAAGGCGATGTCCATCCCTCAAAAACGTTCCCACGCACTTCGATGTCATACGACGACAATTCACTCAAATCGTACCGCACAACGCCTTTAACCCCGACCGAGTATCCGCCATTGTCCCAGTATACGCGCATAAAGTCCTTTTCCCAATCATCCCAAAGAACGTCACCTGCGTAAATCATATAGCCGTTCTTGTCGAAACGTCCCGTGCTTTTTTGAATAATACAGTTTTTTAAAGGTTTCATTTTATCATCATAAGCAACACCGTTTTGATTGATGAAAAAGTTTCCGTCTAAAAAACGCTTTTCATCAAGCGACCAAACACGAAATTTTAACTTGTCATTCATTTTTCTTTCCTTTCTTCATCCGATACCTTGTTCGTCTTGATATTCGTCAAAAGCGGCGACGGCGCAATTCATACAGAAGTTCCAAAGCGGTTCTTTGTCACGATAAAGCCGCTTTGCGATTTTCGGATAATTCGACCGGACAAATTCTTCAACAGCGGCGGCATAAGCTGTCTGTTCTTTATTCCAACGCGTCAGAATTGAAACGTCTGCCAAGCCAAGCGGCGCGTCTTTCCGTGCATTTTCAACGGCGTGACGGGTCATTTTGGTTAATTCGCCAAGCATAGCCGAAGACGCTTTATCCCACCTGTTTATAACGTCAATCGTCCAACTTTCAGACACAACCGCGTTATAAATCACGCCGTCAATCTCGTATTCTGTATTTAACATTTCGTTTCCATTTTAAAGTAAAGATAATTGCTTTGGTTCGTTTTCTTCCGCCCATTGACGCATAACCTTTAAAGCGTCATCAATGATAAAGTTTGTTGCAAAGACGGATTCAAAGTCCAAATCAGGATAGCCATATTCAGCGAATAAAGCCCGTACGCACTCTTTGCATTCGTTCATATTGTCCTGTTGCAATTCGATAGCCCAAACGCTTGCAAGGGCGGTTTGTGCGTCCTGACGGTTTTTGCATTTTTCAAGTTTGCGCCGATAAATTTCGACAACAAAATTCCCGTCCCCGCCCGACGGTTCAAGAAAGGTTTTTTCAGGCGCGAAAACGTCAATGTCTGCATTTTCTTCTTGCAACATATCGCACATCATTTTGACAACCCAATCGGGCGTAAAAATTTCGGTTCTGTTCCGCTCTCGCCCGCCTTTTGTGTAAAGTTTTTTAGCCATAAATCAAATCCCACTTGTCACCAAACAAAGACACTTTTTTAGTGTGTCCATTTCTAAAACGCTGAATAGCTCTCCGATAACGCAATTCGTCGCCTTTGCATATTTCCCGAAATGACTTCCCATTGTAAAAATGAACACTTCGCGCCCGCCCCTTATCAATACCTTTTAGGCTTTCATCAACCGTTCTGTCATAATGCTTTATTCGCCATAAGCAAGCGCGATATTCGGATATTGTTTTGCATTTTTTAATCAAAGGAACTCCGTCAGAACACAATAAATAACTTTGACAAATTTTATCAATGGAAACAGCTTGTTCAACGGTCATCATCTTTTTTTGAATTCGCTTAACGACTGTACTGTAATTGATTCCGTTGTCTGCACAATACTGCCGCAAAGTCTTCCCTTTGAAAAAATACTTTATGCTCATTTTAATCCTGACTGTTTGCGTGTATTTCCGCTTCTGTTTTTGCGCTAGACAATTCGTAATCCAAATACGCCAAGAAAGACCAACCGACAGACATTTTAATCGGTTCAATACTGATCAACGCGTAACTTTTACGCCCGATTTTGCTTATCCGAAAAACGCCTGATTCCCAATAAGTCAGTTTATCCGTTTTGATTTTTTTCCATTTCAGTTTCATTTTTTATTCCCTCTCAAAAAAGTGAAAATTGCCCGTTCTTTTCCTCTTTAAAAGCCGCCACGGGCTGTTTAACGGGCGGGGTAGGTTCTAACACCTTTTTGACGCTTTCAACGCCTGACGGGGCGTTTACTGGCGTTTCCTGTTCGTTTATAACCGGCAACGCTTTCGACTCGGCATATTTTACAAAATTCCTGAATTTCAGATAATTAAGCACATAAAACGGCGTATGCAATTCTTCCCATATTTCAAGCGTCAACGTGTCGCCTATGCAGACGATAGCGGGCGCCCCCAAAAGCGAAAGCGTTATATAGCACATATAAGCGCACCGATAGTCTATGTCTTGAGCTACCGTCAGCGATTGCGTTTGAAAGTTATACCCGTTTTCTTTCATCGTTTCCAAGAAAGCGACAATCATCGCGCCGCCGCCCGCCGCTGGTTCGTTTATGCCTACATATCCATTTTCGGCAATCGCCGCGTCAATCTGTTCTTTGTCAAAGGACATCTGGGCGCAAAGTCGCGCGACGCTGTACGGCGTGAAGAACTGCCCCGTCTTGCTATTAGACGCGCCGAGTTCTTCAAAACATTCACCAAGAAAATCGCCGAATTGAGCTTCAAAGCCTTTTGTCGTGATTGCCAACAGTTCGGGAAAGCGCGCCTGTTCGTCGGGTTCATACTTCCCAATCAAATCAAGATACTTCTTTTCCCGCTCCTGTTTAAAATCGACGGCGTTTGAAATGCTCATCGCCGCCATTGAAACAAAGTCGGTAAAGACCTGTTCGGGCGTATGTCGCCCTGCAATCACATCAATCGTCTTGAGAAAGTCTTTTTTCGCCGAATCATACAACGTCATTATGACACCTTTTCTGTCGGTCTTAAAACTTCCAACAAAGCGGCGGCACGCTCCGTCAATTCAACGGGATGTTCTAAAAGGACGCGTTCCATTTTTTCGGAATACGGCTTTGAAACTGCGCGCCGTCCTTTTTCAACCATTGAAACATAGTTTTCATTGAATCCCGACATTTTAGCGTATTCAACGCGCGACCACCCCATTGCTTTACGGTAAAACCACATTTTTTCGTTTTGTGTCATTTGTCCCCGCTTTCGTGAATGTTTCCAATTACATTATATTCATCAACAGGTGCTTCTTTCGCGTTCCCTGTAAGAATAAAACCAGCCATTGCATTTTCCCAATCAACACGCATTTTTTCTTTGCGTATCAACATTATATCACCCTCGAAAATTAGAACGCCGTTTTTGTCTGTCAATCCCGTACATTGTTCTGCAATCAACCCGTCGGGCAAATCCCACGGCACAAAGTCTTCGGGATTTTCGACGTATTTTTTGTTTTCAACGTCGTAAATTCTGTATTTGAAACGGTCATTTGTCATCCTTTTAACTCCTCTTTCTTTTCGTAAAAAACATAAGTAGTTCCACCGCAAAACGGGAAAGACTTCAAGTCTTCACTCATTCCAGATTCTCCCTTACTTTTTCCTCGATTTCTTCAATTTTTTCATCAGACAACAGCGGCATAATGTCTACACCGCCGACACAAACGGAATTAACGTAAACATCAGTCTCTGTACCCCTTGAAACACCCCAACTGTAAGGCTCAAGGGAATACGTTTCTGTTTCAAAGCTAATTGACAGCAAAACGCCGTCAACCGTGATTTCGATTTCAGCCATTTTCCTTTTCCTTTTTTCAGAGCAACCGATTCGCCCCGTCCTTGTTTTATTTGTACCAAATTACAGAACATTAAGCAAGTTTTTTTGTTTTTTTTTCAAAAAAATAAAATATCGCAGAAACCGCCGTTTTTTGATAAACTGAAAACGGAAGCATTTTAATGAAAGGAAAGCTTTATGGAAAACATTATCGAATATGCGAATCAAGCGTTATACTGGATAGGTGCGATTGTTACGGCGGCGACTGTAATTGTCCGCATCACTCCGTCGACTCGCGATGACAGCGTTCTTGAAAAAATCATCCACATTTTGGATTATTTTTCCGTTGTCAATCCGAACGGGACGCGCACTTTAAAAATCGTGGGAAAGAAAAGCGACAACAAATAATTTGCGGATGTCCGCCGAGTTGCGTCCGTGGGCTTGGGAACAGAACGAACGGAACGGTGGTTTTCGCGGGATAGACCAGACACAACAAATCCCGTTTTTTTTATGAAAGGTAAAACAATGAGCGAAAAAATAGAAATCGTGTTGAAAGACGAGGAAAGACAACCTTGCGAGGTGTGGACGCGTGAAATCCCATAAACGCGCGTCCTTAAAAAGTCATCTAAACGGGGGAACGCCCTTGCGGTCTATCCCGTGCTAATAAAAATGCCTAACGACTATCCCGAAAGGGAGTAGGTGCAAGCGCACCGAAACGGTGACAGCCGATTATATCGGTTATGATATAGTCTAATCTATGCGGCGACGTATAGCAGTTCATAAGAGAACGGCTTTTCAGTAGCGAAGAGAAGTGAATAAAATCAAATGGTTATGGGTTATTTCCGCCCCGTTTCCGAATTCAATATCGGCAAGAAATCCGAATATGCGGAACGGGTGTGTTTCAAGGAATCTGTTTCAATGAAGCACGTTGAAACAGGGCAGGCGGCGGAATGAATGACTTAACTATTACCGCCATTGCTGGCGTGTTTGTTTCCGTAATTTCGTTTTTGTCCTACAAACTTGGACGTGAACAAGAGGGGCATAAAAATGCGGAAAAAGAAAGCGATGCGATTAAAGAAGCAAAGCGACTGCGGGAGCGTTTAGACAATGACTTTGATTTGCAAAAAGAAGTCAAAGAACGTTTTTCTCGTTGACAAGACAGACAAAAAAATGGAAATATATAAGAGTGTTATTAACGTCTGAACGTTTTTTTTTTCCTTTTTCCTTGCGTTCTTTCCAAAAGACGTTAATCATAAACGACGACGGTTTTGCCAAGTTTTCCGTCGTCGTTTTTTTTTGAGGTGTATGAATGAAGCAATTTAAAGCCCGTACAGCGTTTCTTATGTTTCTGTGTGTCTTTTTGTTGTCTGGGTGTTCAAAACGCCTGTATGGCGGATTTTGCCTGCTTTATCAGCCTGTTTTTTTGGATTACAAAAATGATACGGATGAAACGATTAAACAGGTCGAAAAAAACAACGTCGTATATATGCGGTGTCAAAAATGATTTTGTTTAATTTAAAAAGCCCTTCGGGAATAATCGCCGCCGTTGGTATTCGTTCCGAAACATACACGCCCACCAATGTAAATCGGTGGGACGTGATAACCTTCCAAAAGGACGGTAAGATTTTTACAACGTTCGGGCGGTTTTATCCGATTGAAACACCGTCGTAAAAGTCTTTGTATTCAAAGAACTTTCCGTGGAACTCGTCCCCGTCTTCAATGGCTTTCAAAAATCGCCTTAAATTGTTAACGGTTGTTCGGACTTCGGAATAAAAGTTATCCCTCCAATACGATTCAAGAGTTTCATAAACTTTAACTCACGATTGGCTTTGTTGCCGTTTTGCCAGAGACTCCACGCCGATTTTTTGATTGTCGCAATCCTGCTTGTCCGTCGATACCCGCAAATATCCGTACACCGTCATTTTCATATTTCCTTGTCAAATTTTTCAGTTTCATTTCCCCAGCAATCCCAACCTACCCGATGCTGACGGGCAAATAGTTCGATTCGTTCCCCGCCGCAAAGACTTTCGATTAAAGAATACTGTTCATCAGGTTTTCGGGAATGTTCACGAACAACGCCTTGAATAACATTCCTTGTCGATTTGTTAAGCACATGGGGATGCCCGCGCGTTCCGACAAGCAACAATTCGGAAGCGCAACGGAAAATATATCCAGTTCCGAAAGCGGTTTTCCCGTTCTTCGTCGTTTTATGCCAAGATGCGCCCGTCTTGTATTTAAACCCCCAAGCCGCCATTGTTTCCAAAGCTTCGGGCAACATTGGAAACGTCGCCCACATAAAGAGGAAACAGTCTTTGTCGGCAATGTCGATAACAGGCAAAGTCTTAATGTCATTTGTCGGCATACAAGAATAATGCCCTTCCGCTCCTTTTGCCGTGATTCCTTTTGACGAAAACGTTTTGAACTTCCATGGCGGGTCGGCAAGAATTACGCCATATTTTTTATTCGGGAACGGAATCATTTTTTTTGTCCTTATATTCAAAAGAACGTCCTTTAGTTTTCTTTCCTTTCCCGATTATTTTCGCAACGGATGTTCCGTATTTTGACATTGCGTCGTGTACCGAATCGAAAACTTCATTTGTTTCCACACAAATAACGCGACGGGAACAGAAGCCCCCTTTACGCTTTTTAGACGACGGAATCCGTTTTTTCATTTCTGCAATAACGCCGTCGGGTGTGATTTTTGAACACTTCAACAAAAAGTCGGCAACCGCCTGTTCGGGCGTATCAAAACCGATAGGCGCAACAGCCGCTTTTTTCAAAACAACAAGATATTTCATCCTTATTTTTCCTTTTCAATCAATTTGAACGCATCCGCTCTTAAGTCGTCGATGCCGTTTACGATTTCGGATAAAGCGTCTTTAAGCCGCTCTATTTCTTCTTCTAATTGTCGGACAGGTGTTCGATTATTCCAAGCTTGCGCTTCTTTTCCCAAAAAAGAAAATTCAACAGATGCGCCACAAAACGGATTTGTGCATTCTACCCGACCTCTCTCAAGTCTTGCTTCACTTCCACAAAAAGGACACGGTTTAAGTTCTTTCATATTCTTTCCTTTCGATAAAAAGGGGTGGAAGTCAAAAAACACTTTCCGTATGCTTTGCCTTATTCACCTATTTATTCGGCAACTTCCACAATGTAGGACGTAGATTTCTCTGTTTATCCCGCCTATTTTCAGTTCAGCGGGCAGTTGCGGTTTATTCTTTATTCACCGCCGTCCGTTTTCGGTTTTACCCGAAAAACTTTTTCAATTCACTGTTTCCATACTGCCCTTCCGTGATTTTAATAATTTCGGAAACAGTCATAGTTTCTTGAATTTTATCGCTGTTCGTTTCGACAAAATGACGTGTTCCCGCTTCGCAAGCACCCGTGATAACACGATACATTTTAATCGCTTCTTCTTTCGTCAAAACACTGTTTTTATGCAGATGCTTATACGCAGACGTATCGCGTTTGCCGATTTTGTACATCAAAGAAGCGCGTGCTTCTTCTATTGTTTCCCCGTGAGCGAATCTTTCGCCGTCAGTAACAATGAATTGAACTTTAAGACCGATTTTGACTTTCCAAACGTTCTTCTTTTGGGAAAGAACTTCGCAGAAAATTCCGTCAAAAATTCTATATTTGCCCCCTTTCCAAGACAAAAGATTTTCAATGTTGAAAGTCAATTTTTTGACTTTTTCTCTTTCTTTTTGAGTAATGCCCGTGCCGCACAAGTCCAGCGAACCGCCGACCGTCAGATTGTCGGGCAGTGACGTAATGCCCGTGCCGCTCAAGTTCAGCCAACCGCCGACCGTCAGATTGTTTGGCAGGGACGTAATTTTCGTGTCGCTCAAATCCAACGAACCGCCGACCGTCAGATTGTCGGGCAGGGACGTAATGCCCGTGTCGCTCAAA